CACCTTCTGGAAGCGGAATACCTCTAGCAGTCCCATCAGGTCCATTAAGAACCTTCTGAGCATCCTCTGCAGACATATTATTACTGTCGAAGAAGATGTTCCTACGCGCCCACCACCTAGCTCTACGTTCCTCATCCACCATCTCGTTGATGGCATCCTGCTGATCTAAGTAGTAAACAACCTCGCCTTTGATCTTATTGGTATCTAGATTCTCGTAGAACCATAGAGGGTAGATTGGGAAGAACTGATCCAACTCAAACGGATCGTCCCATACCCATATAGGCCAAGTCCAGTCATGGTCATTATACATGAGCAATCGTTGAGTCGTCTTATCCCATACGAGTGCTACCTTTGTCATCTTAGCCTTTTCAAAGGCTTCCTGATTATCGAATCCAAAGGCATTGGCGTCAGAATCATCCTTCCAAAGAGAGAAGTTATCCTCTTCATGGGACTCACCAGCCCTAGTACCCACTTGCATGACATGTGTAGGTGCGTATATGGATGAGTATTCCTCACTGCCCTTCTTCTTCTCTGCATACCTAGCAAGAATGAATTGTGTAGGTAGGAAGTCGAAGATCATAATCCATTTAGCATCAGATAGGTCAGGCTCTTTGGAATTAGGATCAACAACGACGTCTTGTGGTTTCCTATACTTAGCGTATGGGCCGGGAGGATCAAGGATACCGATCTGGTGTTCTAGGGCTTCGAGTTTACCTTCTATTTCCTCAATCTTCCTTGTGTCTTTAGCCTTATTTAGCTCTTCTGCCAGTGTAGATATCTCATGAAATGCATCATCAGATGATTGGTCCTTATGTGTCCAACCAATCTCTATATATCCTCTATTACAAAGGGCCGCGGCAACTATACACCTCTTAGCTTTGTTCTTGAGGTTGATCCCCGGTGTCAACTTCGCCTCGAATACTGCATTAACCAGCCGCTCAATAAGAGTGCCTAAATCTTTTAGTCCCTCATCATGGACAGTTGCCTCAATTGCTGGGTTTCTAGAGTATAGAGCAGGGACCATCGTAGTGACATTGGCAAACACCACGTTCTCTGTCTCTGTTATGGTGTTGTTCATCCTCTGAGCACCAATCAGATTGCCAGAGCCATCCTCTTCGCGGCTTCTATGACGAGTCTGATCGTTCTCGAAGTAACGAATAGCCTCTTCCCAACCATCTCTAGCTGCTTCAGTAGCCTTTAATGCAGCATCCTTTCTCGACTTCCATATCTTGCCATATGATCTAGCGACTGGAATCTTAGAGTCGCCGACCATCTGATACATTGGTTTTCTTTTGGCCTTACGAGGCTTTCCAGTGCCACCAACGGACTTGTCGATGTTGGCTTCTACTTCTGTAGGGATGATTTCGTCTGCCATAGTCCTGTCTTTCTGTCACGGAGTATTCGTTCAAATAATGGATTAGCTGTTGCAGCGCCGAGTGCCTCATCTACGAGATCTTCAGTACTTCCTATAGCATCTTCTACAGCAAGTCGTATTCTAGGATCAATCTCTTTAAGGGCAGCTACTCTTTGTGCCTTTAGATTATTTAATATTCGGGTGATTTCATTCATTTGTGGAACACCCCGACCACCACTATAGAATCCGCTGCCCTGTGCTTCTATTGCTGCTGCTTTTGCACTTCCTACACTTGCTATTTCGTTATCTATATTTTGTATTCTCTTAACTATTGCTAGATCGTTACTAGTCACGTTCATATCGTCTAGAACGTCCATCAATTCTTTTCGTTTAAGAAACTCTGCTGGGTCTCCAGAACGAGCAGCTATTCCCGGTGCATCTTCTCCCATCTGCTCCTTAATTTGTCTATTTACTGAACCCAATACACCTCTTGGATCAGCTACACCAACTTCACCACCCATTTGTCTTATTATATTCTCTCGCATCATAGATGCTTCGTCCATTGCCCCTCTCTCTAATGTAGGAGCAACAAATTTAGCAAACTCTGGATCAGTACCATGCTGTCCCGGTAGAAGCGGATCATACGTACCCGGTCTAGGCTCTTCTGTAGTTACTCCTTTTCGCGCTTGTGCTACTGTTAATCCGCCCTGTCTAGCATGTTCTCTATTTCTCTTCTGCAACTCCATAGTTATACGAGTACCTTCACTCTGTATAGGCCACTTACCCGGTCGCATCTGTGATAAGGTATGATACGCTTCGGTACTTAGTGCATTATCTGCTGTGAAATTCCTCATAGTTGGGCCAAGAGTCTTGGCTTGTTCATGTAGAGCTGCTAAATCACCTACATCACCCTTTCTTGTACGTAGCCTTTCCTGCTCTCTGCCTAATGATCTGCCTATGGTTTGTAGAATACCTTCTCCCGGTCCTCCGGCTGAAGGAAATGATCCTAACTCTCCTACGACTTCTTCTAATAGTTTTGGATCATCAACATACCCATACCTACCAACAAACTCTTGCGGTTCTACATTAAGTCCTTTTCTTCTAAGTAGTTCAGTAAATACAGCATTCTGTACATTGGGATGATAGGTAGCTGCTGCAGCCTGTTCACCACCTCCCGGCACTCCTCTTCTTCCAGCAGCTGGGAATTGCGATCTAGTAACGTCGTAGGCCTCACGCATACCACCCGCAAACTGCGGTGCATATCCGGGTGCTATATTTCCTGGGGTTGTTCCTTCTGGAGCATCCATTAATGCTTTTAATTCAGCGTCTAATTCACCTAGTCTTTCTGCTCCCTTTGCCTGACGCTGTGTTATCGGCCCCATAACATCTGGTCGAAGTACATTTACAGATGCTTCTGCTTCAAGGGTTTTAGGATTCCACTTTTCTGGAATGTTTCTCACTGTTGATAATGGAGGATCTCCCTGCTCCATCATGGCAACTGCTCTTGCAGCTAAAAACTCTTGGGCCTCGTCATCTAAAGAACGAAGCATGTCCATATTGATTTCTAATTGTCTACCTTGTGGTACTACTAAATCCCCAGCCTCTCCTAATCCCGTGGACTCGGTGATGTTGAGAGCCTTATTCATTCTAGGGTTATATATAGGATCTAGACCAGACGCATCTCTTGCGCGTTTGATTAGGGTTACTGCTATCGGTGATAGACCTAGCACTGCCATTACGAACTACCCGTATCTTGGATTTCGTATGCTATCTGGTATGTCCCTTTCACCCCATCTACGCCAACCTAAAGGCTCATCTCTTGTTGGAACTATTAATTTCGATATCGCTGGCCTATCAGTGAGCATGTACTTGATAGTATCCATTGAGTGGTCATTTTTATCGATAGGAACATCAGTAATATCGCCAGTAGTATCGCGCTTCCAATAGTAATCAGTAAACTCATTACTAATAAAGTCCAGTTCATCAGATATATAAAGATAGGGCGAGTCGTACACCCCTGTAATCGGATTCTGATGGTTACGAAGCGGAACCAAGTACTGGCTGACCTTGATGATGCCATTCGAGATATTATTGTTCCCCCTAACACAGTGGACACCAGAGTCAGAAAACATTTGCGCTGTACTTTTTCCGGCCAACTTACCTTGGCCGGGACTACGACGGAATATTGAAGGGTCTGCGTAGATTCTGTTTCCTGACGGGATATTATGTTTCTGACGAATGTCCTTAATTCGTGCAATCTGAACATCTATAAGCATCTCCTTCTCATAGAAGCCATCCATCAAGAATATATTACCATGCTCATCAACAAACCCACAGATGTAGCAACTAGGAACAGCAAGACCGTAGTCATAACCCTCTAGATATGTTAACTCTGCCCCACTTTGTACTAACCTTCTATAGTAGTCGTGGATAGAGTGAGAACTATTAACATGTAGGTCTTCGTCATAGTCTGGGTAGACCAACCCTTCATACGCGAGCCACCTTCCCATGAGGAATCTGTCCCTCATTTGTCCTTTATAGGTAGCTTCTAGAGTTTGGATGAAATCAGGCTCTAAGTTACTGGCATTCTCGTAAGTTGCGCCCTCATACAACTCGATTATAGGAGTTGGTTTCTTATCGTCGTTTAGCGTTACCTTCCCGGCACTATTTGTTTCGCAAAGTAGCTTCTCGTTGACTACTCCTCTTTCAAGATCA